AATTAAAACGAAAGATAAAAGATGAGTTTGTGCATGGTTACATGGACGATCAGGGTGTGCGTCAATACCCAACAATACTTGCTTTATCAAAGCGTTATGATGTAGCTAACGTGTCTTTGCATAGACGCTCTAAGTCAGAAGATTGGCAGTCTGAAAAGAATAGAGTGCAAACAGAATATGAAAATGCGGTTGCAAAAGAGCGTATGGCGAAAATGTTAGCTTACGGCTCAAGATTAGATGATAATGCTATAAATCTTGCACTTGGTATTATGGGGGACGCTGGTAGGCGTATTTCTGAGGATTTGCAGAACAGAGAAACACTAAAGCAATTATCTCTATTGCCAGAGGGTTCTGAAAAAGAACAACAGATAAGTAACTTTTTTCTTACTACAAAAATATTAACAACTCATGATATAAATAGTTTAGGCCATGCAATAGCAAACGCACAAAAAGTTGGAAAACTGGCATTAGGCCAAGCACAAGAAATTAGCAAGGTATCAGCAAATGTTGAACTCCCAAAAAGCCTACGAGAAGTTCTCGACCAACTGGACGAACTTGCAGAACAAAAAGCATCAGGGGCACAGCACACTTTACAGTGATTGGGTAAATATGGCGCGCCCACATCAAATTACTCCAAAGGGTGATTGGGGTGTTTGGCTAATTCTTGCAGGGCGTGGTTGGGGAAAAACTATGGTCGGTGCATTCGATACAATGCTCTATGCACTTAATAATCCAGAATCAAGATGTGCTGTTGTAACCCCTACATTCGGAGATTTGCGCCGCGTAGCATTTGGTGGTGTATCTGGCATTATGAATTGGCTACCAGATGATTGTCTTTTAAAGGGTAGAGGGCAAGGGTATTCAAGTTCAGCCGCAGAAATAAGGTTATACAATGGCTCTATAATACAAGGGTTTGCGGCTAGTGAGCCTAAAAGATTAAGAGGTCCACAGTTTCACAGGGCATGGTGTGACGAGATAGCGGCTTGGCAATACCCAGATGCATTTGACCAGCTTATGTTTGGCTTGCGTCTTGGGGAAAATCCTCAATGCGTTATAACAACGACACCAGCGCCAAATGATTTGACAAGAAGATTGGTAAAAAGAACTAATACCATTATTACTAGAGGTAGTACGTTTGATAATGCGGCTAATCTTTCTGAGATAGCGGTTGCACAGCTAAAAGATAAATATGAAGGCACTAGACTAGGCCGACAGGAGCTATACGGAGAAGTCTTAGATGATTTAGAGGGTGCTTTATGGGGTTATGGAGTAATTGATCAAAATAGAGTTACTTTAGAAAATTTGCCAGAATTTAATCGCATTGTCGTAGCTATAGACCCAAGCGTCACAAACAATGAAGATAGTGACGAAACAGGCATAATTGTAGCCGCAAGATGTAATAATAATCAATATTATGTACTAGAAGATGGTTCACATAAGAATACACCTGATGGCTGGGCAAGAAAGGCAGTAAGTCTTTTTCATAGCTATAATGCCGACAGATTAATCGCAGAAGTCAATAATGGTGGCGATTTAGTTGAAAAAGTGATAAGAACAATAGATATAAACATTCCTTACTCGTCAGTCCACGCAAGTCGTGGTAAGCTTGTAAGAGCAGAACCTATCGCGGCCTTGTATGAGCAAAGCAAAGTACATCATGTCGGGGTACATAAAGAACTGGAAGATCAGATGGTCTCATATACACCGAATTCCCGAAAGTCGCCAGACCGAATGGACGCCTTAGTATGGGCTTTAACAGAACTGAGCGCGTCAACTGGACAGCCAATGTGGAGAATTAGCTAATGGCCTTTTTTGATTTTTTAAAGAGAAACAATATAAATTTAGAACATAAAGAAGCGCCTAGAGTGCATATGCAACAAACAATGCCATATCATGAGAGGTCAGATAACTACAAATCTTATGCAAAAGAAGGTTATCAGCAAAATGCGGTAGTTTTTAAATGCGTTAATGAAATATCAAACGCCGCCGCTTCTATAAATTTTAAAGTTTATCAAGGCGATGTAGAGCTAGAACAGCACCCATTATTAACACTTTTAAATAAACCAAACCCAATACAGGCAGGAAATGAATATTTTCAATCACTTTATGCGTATATTTTATTATCTGGTAATAGTTACGCTATTAGTAGCACCGCTGGCGGCGTGCCAACTGAGTTACACCTTTTAAGGCCAGATCGTGTTCAAATAATTCCAAGCAATACGGCTATTCCAAAAGGGTATAATTATATGCTTAATGGTAAGGTTGTAAAAACTTATGATGCTGACCCATTTACAGGTCAGTCAGAAGTAAAGCATTTTAAAACTTGGAACCCATTAGATGATTATCTAGGTATGTCACCACTTATGGCGGCTTCAATAGATGTTGATCAACATAATCTCATAGCAAAACACAATATAGCATTGCTAGTAAATGGAGCTAGACCATCAGGCGCTGTTATATTTAAGCCTACTGATACATCTGGAAATCCAGTAATGATGTCAGATATTCAAAGAAAACAGGTAAAAGATGATTTAGACCGCAGAATGAGTGGTACTAATAACTCTGGCAAACCTATGTTGCTTGAAGGTGATTTTGATCGGAAAGAAATGGGTATGTCCCCAAGGGATATGGACTTCTTACAAAACAAGCACATGGCGGCTAAAGACATTGCATTGTGCTTTGGTATTCCATCGCAGATTATCGGTATCCCAGATAGTCAAACATATTCGAATATACAGGAAGCGCGTCTAGCTATGTATGAGGAAACAATCATACCATTAGCAATGCGTGTTTGTAATGATCTAAACGAATGGCTTGCCCCTTCATTTGGTGACAATATTAAAATTGATTACGATTATGACAGCATCCCAGCTATGGTTGAGCGCAGAAAGCGCGTTTATGAAAATGTTGTAGCCGCTGTAGGCGCTGGAGTTATTACAAGAAATGAAGCGCGAGACAGATTAGGGTTAACACCTATTGATGGTGGAGACGATATTTACATCGCCGCAAACTTATTCCCTTTAGGTAGCCCTGTTGTTCCAACTGCAAATAGCGAAGATGCAAAGCAAGATGCAGAAGACGCATATGGTGAGACTAAGCTTGATGAATATCCAGATGGTGAGCCAGTTCCAGAAGAATTACCAAATGCTTATAGGATGGGTAATAACGAGCAAAGATGCGGAAATTGCGTACATTATGAAAATAATGTTTGTGACTTATTCAATGCAAAAGTTAGAATACAATATGTTTGTAATGCATGGAAAGATGCAGAAGAAGTTGAAGAAAAAGCAGAAAGCGACGTTGATACAGTACCAACAGAAGCAATGCAGACAAATGCTACTCGCGGATTAAAGTTAAGAAAAGAATTCAATCGTGGCGGAACATTAGTTGGTGTATCAAGAGCAAACCAATTAAAATCACGCGAGAGATTAAGTCCAAGAACAGTAAGAAGAATGCACAGCTATTTCAGTAGACATGAGGTTGATAAGCAGGGCGTAGGTTTTAGCAGAGGTGAAGAGGGCTATCCAAGCGCTGGTCTCATAGCTTGGCTATTATGGGGTGGCGATGCTGGTCAAACTTGGGCAAGAAGAAAAACAGCACAGTTAGACAAAGAGCGTGATAAGTCTTTTGAGCTAGAAGAATTCTTTACGAACGAAGATGTAATGGATGTAAAAGCTAAAATTAGTGAAGCTGTTAAGAAGGGGCTTGCTGAGAAAGTAAAAGACCACAATGACAAGCATGGTGATAAAAAAGGAAAGCGTGTAACTCAAAGAATGCTAGAGGCAGTTTTTAGGAGAGGCATAGGTGCTTATCAAACAAACCCACAAAGTGTGCGCCCAAGCGTCAGGAGCGCCGACCAGTGGGCTTATGCTAGGGTAAATGGGTTCTTGAGCGCCGTAAGGACAGGCCGCTTCAAGCGCGGAAAATTTGATACTGATCTTTTACCAAAAGACCATCCTTTGAGTTCTAAGGATTAGCAAGGTGTTCTTTGGCGAAGTCATACCAATCTAATAGTTCAGCTTTGTTCCATCGGCGACCAATCCCAATGTTAATTGATGGCGGTAGGGATTGATCACGTTCTAATATAAGAAATGTTGTTATTGGGATTTTAAGAAGTTTGCATGATTGCACGGCAGTTAATAGTTTAATTTTATGAGCCATGTTAATACCCCTTAATAGTAATCATTTTCATAATCGTAATCATCACGATCATCTTGCATAGAGAGTCGCCACTCAGCTAACTCTCGCTCAGTATGCTTTTGAGAGTATCTAAACTTATATTCTGGCGGTATCTCATCTAGGCTTTCTACTTCTATAGATACCTCAGTCCCACATTCGTCATAACATATAGCTGTTATCATTTATTCATCCTCTACATTTATCATGAGTTCATTGGTTCGGATGAAGTCTTTAACATCATCTTCGCTCAAGTATTTGCAGAATGCCACGATAAGATTATCCTTATCGTAACAACCATGTTCAACGGCTTCTAAAAATTCATTAGTAACTTTTCTTGCTGTCATGATATTTCCCCTACAATTTCAATATTGTCACGACCAAAATAATCTAGGTTAAACCATCTGCCGTTATCTTTTAGTGAAGTCTTACCAAATTCTGCTGTAAATATATAATGGCCTTTAATCCATTTACCGACTAATCTTTCATTGGAATAACTAAATTCACCATTAGTAGAGCCAAGGCGTACTAGCATTTCATTTGCACGTTTGCAAATTTCTTCACCAGTGTAACCAGCTTCAACTGGTTCTGGTAATTCTATCCAAACTTTCATCATCTTTGTCATTTCTTGTCCCTTCAATATGAAAAGCCCCAGCTTCAATTAGCTGGAGCAAGTAATTATGTTAAGATATTGTACCTTCAATCTCAATGTGGTCACGCCCGAAATAACTTAGGTTAAACCATCTGCCATTGTCCTCAAGCCCAGATATTCCAACGTCGCTATTATATATATAAAAACAACCGCGATATTGGGTGCTTTTATATTTAGGGTCATTGTATTGAAATTTCCCATCATTTACCCCAAGGCGTTTAAGCATTTTATTTGCCCTATCGCAAATGTCATGGCCAGTATAATGTTGATCTGGCTTTTGGAGTTCTATCCAAACATCCATTGTTTTCATCGTTTCCATTTTTTGTCCTCTCAAATTTAAGTTGCCCTAGCCGTTATGGCTAGAGCTATTGGTTATTTATTTAATTCGTACTAGAGGGTCTATTATAAACCTAGAATTTGTGTATTTAGAAGTTCCAGCTTTACGAATATGGCTTGTTTGATAATGCCTATTCCGATATTTAAAACCCTTGATATATTTAGCATCGTAATTATCATCAGATAAAGCCTTGTTTGCTAGGTTTATTGCTTCTAGCTCGTTATCAGCTTCAATCGTCATGATGTAGAATTTTTCAATGCTAGTAATCATTTCAAATTTTTTAATCTCTTGTCCTTTCAAATTTAAGTTGCCCCAGCCATTGTGGCTAGAGCTGTTAGTTATTTATTTAAGTCTCCAAAAAATAATTCAGCTACGCTTTGTCTTTTTTTTAGCTGGTTTCTTTTTGGTTACTTTAGCTTTGGCTGGTTTAGCCTTAGCTGGCTTTGCATTCAAAAGACCATTCATAATAAAGTCTGGTGAAAATGGTTTAGATTTTTTCAAGTTCTTGTCCTCCTTTCATTAGTCTAATAATAACATTATAATCTATTTAACATTTAATGTCAATACCTAAAATTATGATTATTTTAACATTTATAAATTATTTATTTATTTAGTTAATATAATTTACAATTTTGTGGCTTGACTTAACTTTTGTATTATGGTATAATATAAATATCTAAGAGATAAGAAAGGATAAGATATTGAAAATTAATCAAATAGATATTAAGGAATTTAATGCTTTTATCAATACAATTGATTTGAAAAAAATAAGCAAAGATGAATTAATAGAGTATTATAAAAATTCAGTCGCAACAGAATTTGGGGCTATGGCTTTTACGGATAGGAATAAAGCTGAAAGAAATGAATTTTTAAAAAATCAATATATTCAAGAATTAAAGCAGAGAAATCACTCAATTACTGATCAAGATGAATATGATGCAATTGAAGGTGGTGAATACAATGGCAAAGGCTCGTATTCAGCAGAAGAATTTGCTTGGATGGATATTTAAAACTGAGATGAGGGGGTTTTACCCCCTTGTTTTCTAGCTTATATATTTTATTAATATAATTAAAACTTTTGTTAATTAATTTAACATTAGGTGTTGACAATAATGTTAAATAGATTATAATGTATATATATTAGAGAAAGGAGACTGATATGAAGGACTACTCTAAATTGAATTCTGATTTGCTTTTGCAATATTGGAAAAATTCAATGGCTACTTTTTATGGCTGTATTGGGCATGGAAAAGCTAACGCTAATAGAAATCAATCTGATTACTATGCTGAAATACTTTCAGAGCGTGGAATTAAAATTCCAGAATACGCATCTGACGGAACTTATAACGGCGAAGGCGCTGTTTAAATTAAACGCCCTAGCTAGAAATAGCTGGGGCAACTTAAAAATATTAGGACAAGGGATTATTACAATGACAAGCATTATACAAAAATTTGATAAATCTTTTAGATTTGAAATACAGCAAAAAACTAATTGGCACTTTGGGAAGCCTGTTCAAACAAGAATTGATTTGAATATCTGGAGAACTTTATTCTTACAAGATAATGCTGGAATTACAGTAAGACAGATTGATAAAGTAATCGCCGAAGAACTTGGCGAAAGCATGAGCGAATTTTCTGGACAGACTTTAGAGCAAGTCCAAGCACATTTTGACGAGGCTTAATTATGGACAGGGATGAATGGTTTATAGCAATCGTATTCATAGCACTTATGGTACTAGCTGGTTTAAACATCGATAAATTGATGGTGATATAAAAAACAAAATGCTATAGTCTGCACAGAGAGGTGGACTATGGCGACATTAGAATTAAAAAAATTTGGCGGCGTAAGATATAACGCAAGGCGTGAAATTACAGAGCAACTTAGATTAAGACAATCTTTTGAGCGCAAACTTTCTTTAAATTTAATTACAGAATTTGCTAAGATCGGCGACATAGCTCGACGTGAATATTTAGAACGAAGTTCTATTGAGCTAACAGGGAACTTGATTGAAGGCCGTATACTCAAGATATTAGAGCCACATTATAGATCAGTCATAGAAGCATTTGGTTTACGAATGTTGCGACACCAAAAGCAAGATAGTCAATTCGAACTATTAATCAGAGACTACATGAGGGTGTCTGGTCTAGGCGCTGTTAAAAAAATATCAGATACCACAAGAAAAGACTTAGTTAAGGTTATGCTAGATGCTGACAAAGAGGCGCTTGGCACAAGATATGTAGCTGATCAAATATTTCAATCTACTAGGGGTAATTACAGCAGGGCGCGGTCTGCGACTATATCTAGGACTGAAACGCACAATGCGGCTAGTTATGCAAATGACAGGGTCGTAAAGGAAATGAATATACCTAATCTTCAAAAGCAGTGGGTGTCTGTGACAGATGATAGGACTAGAAGCAAACACGCGGCGCTCAATGGGACAATAATACCAATAGATGATGATTTCGTAGTACCTACAGATTTTGGCACAGCGTTAATGGATAGACCAGGTGATAGTCGAGGTGGGGCGGCGAATGTCGTAAATTGTAGGTGCGTATTACTCTATGTCCAACCAGAGGACACTGTTATTGATGATGCACAGCCAAAGCCAGAGAAAATAACACCACCACCGCCACCACCTAAAAATCTTAATCTTACTGATATTACATTCATGTTGCCAAACTCTAAATTTAAGAAGTCTGATATTGAAGATAGAATAAACAGGAATATGACACCTCTTACTCTTGCAGTATCTAATAAATTAGCAAAACCAGATGCCATTAGGCAAGGTGATGGCATATATTATGATCAATATAGAGAAATAGAAACAGATATGGACGAATTAACGCCAATACATGAATATGGACACCATATTGATCACATGATTGGTCAGAAGCTTAACAGGACTTGGTCTTCATATAGCGTTGGGGGTACTGAGTTTATGAGCGCATTAGAGTTAGACGCTAAAAGTATTGGGCTTGCTAAAGGTATGCGTAGAAAAAAAGCAATAGATCGTTACCTTGATGAATTATATATAAAAGAAGAAAGAATACACACTTATAAAAATACAGGTAGGCAAGTAAAATATAGCTATTACACAGCAAAATACGCCCAAGCAGAAAGTTTATCAGATATTATAGATGGCCTTGCTAAAGGTAATTTTGCAGAAAGTAATTATGGAGTAACTGGACATACTAAAGCATATTGGAAGAATGAACAAAATCTTTTTGTTGAGACATTTGCACAAATTTTTACAGTATATAAATCACGCAAAGCTAAAAAATGGTTAAAAGACAATTTACCAAATACTTTGGAAGCTTTTGATAATATAATGAAGGGAATAGTCGATGGATGAAGAATTAAACCCACAAAAATTTTATAATGATGCATTAAAAGAATATATAGATAAATTTGGACATGAGC